ACCAAAAGAGAGCGCAGATATCTGACCATGAATGTTGAAGCCAGAGATGGCGAAGAAGGAGATGGAAAGACAGTGGAGGGATATGCAGCAGTGTTTGATACAGATGCTGATCTGGGATCCTTTACAGAGCGCATTGAGCGCGGTGCTTTTGATGCTGCCCTGGCTGATCCTCAGCTGGATGTGGCAGCGCTGTTCAACCATGATCAAAACCAGATCCTGGCAAGGAACAGAGGAGGGGAAGGCAACCTGGAGCTGTGGACTGATGAGAAAGGCCTGAAGTACAGATTCAAGCTGGGAGATCAATCCTATGCCCAGGATCTGGGGATCAACCTCAGAGAGGGCCTGGTGAATCAGAGCTCATTTGCTTTCTCCATCAAAGAGGATGACTGGACACAACGTGATGGGAGGGATCTCCGGACCATCAAGGCAGTCAATCTTCATGACATCTCCCCAGTGGTTTTTGCTGCCTACCAGCAGGCCACTTCATCCATAAGGTCCCAACAAGAACAACCAACCCAGCCTGCTGCCACCTCAATTCGGGACCGAGCAGAAGCGCAGCTGGCTATCTACAAAATGACAAAATGAAAAACAGTCTGAAAATGAAGGAGCAGCGGGCCACTTTGGTGGAAGAGCTCCAGGCAGCTGTGGATCTTGCAACCAAAGAAGGGCGCGATTTCTCAGAAGCTGAAGAAACCCGACAGGCAGAGATCCATGATGAGGTGAAGACCTTGGATGGAAAGATCACCAAAGCAGAAGAGACGGAATCAATCCTTCTCCGAAATGTTGCAGCAGCAGCTCCAGCATCCAAGTCTCAAGAGAAAGAGGTGCAGGAAGTCCGCAAGAGCTTCAGCATGTCCAAGGCCATCAGTGACATTGTGAACAAGGGCCAGCTGACAGGATTGGAAGCTGAGATGGCCCAGGAGGGCCGATCAGAGATGGCCAAAATGGGCAAGACCACCCGTGGCAATCTCACCCTGCCATCTTTCTTGATGGAAGGCCGAGCCAATGAAAGCTATGGAACCAGCTCTGATCCGGCTGGAGATTCATCAGTGACCCTCCAGGGACAGTCTGGGATCATTGGCAAGGATGTGGCTGCAATGGCTGCAGGCTTGCGACCAGTACCAATCATTGAGCAGATGGGGGCAACCCGCATCCAGGCTCAGGGTGATGTGGTGCTTCCAGTGCTTCCCAATCAGGATGCCACAGAAACAGTGGAAGGAGCAACAGTCAACAACATTGATGGTGACTTCGGTGCAGTGACGTTGAGCCCTAAGCGCTTTGCAATGCGCATGGATTTGACCCGTCAGCTGTTGGTGCAATCTGCTGCCAATCTTGATGCAGTGATCCAGGCTGACATGGCCAACGCCATTGCCAACAAGCTGGATGAGGACATCATCTCTGACATCTTTGCACAGCTTGCAGCTGCCAGCAAGATCACCAATGGATCTGTGTCTTCAACCACAGTGTGCACTGCCACTGACTTTGCAGATATCCTCAGCCATGAGGGTGGCTTCTTGAGTCAGAATCCAGCAGGCCAGAGTTTGGCCCTTCTCATGGATCCCACAATGGCTTCCTATTTGAAGGGAGTTGAATCCAGTGCAGGTGGCCAGGTGGCAAACTTGAACAACAATGTGCTGGGCTTCCCTGTGTTCACATCAACCAATGTGAAGCAGCAGACTGTGGTGGCTGATACCTACTTCAGCGGGATCTCCAGCACTTCAACTGAGACAGCGGTGCGGCCAATCCTTTTCCTGGATCCGTCTGATATTTTTTATGCAGTCTTCGGTGGCTTGGATGTCACGGTGGACCCATACACAGACGCTCACAAGGGCCAGGTGCGCTTGATCGCTGACTACTATGCAGATGGTGCTATTCGTCGCGTGGGATCAGGTCGGATCCTTGCAGGCTTGACAGCAAATGCCACACCAGCATAAGCTGATTTGAACAACTGAGAAAGGGGGCTGGCATTCAAGCTGGCCCCCCTTTTCACATCCCATGATCTCATGAAACTGGAAAGAACATCCACCACCACATACACAGATGTGATCAGCCTGGCCACTGCCAAGGCTCACCTGCGGGTGGACCACAGTGATGAGGATGCACTGATCACCTCCCTGATCAGCACAGCAGGAGAGATTGTGGAAGAGTACACTGGACAATACCTGTCCAGCTGTGGCTTCACTTACTATGCAGACCACTTCACCAGTGTGATGAAGATCCATGCGGGTCCTGGGGTGAGGATCCTCACAGTCAAATACTATGACACGGATCACACACTGCAGACCTGGCCAGCCACTGAATATCACTCTGATGTGAAGAGCCACCCCATGCGGGTGCAATTTGAAAACCTGCCCACAGAGGTGGATGATCGGGTGCATGCTGTCCAGATCACAGGTGATGCTGGATACTCCACAGTGCCAGAGACATTGAAGAGCGCCATGCTTTTGATCATTGGTCATCTGTATGAGCACAGGAAGGATGTCCTGGTGGGGGTGCAGTCAGCTCCCCTGGTGCATGGGGCCAAGTTCCTGATGGACAAATTCAAGCCCAGCACTTTCTGATGGAGCCAGGGCGATTGGATAGAAGGATCACAATCCTGCAGAGAGGATCCAGCACAGATGACTGGAATCAAAGGGCCAATGCATATGTGCTCCTGGCAGAAGTCTGGGCAGAAGTCCGGGATCCAGGAGCGAAGGAAAGAGAAGAAGCAGATCAGCGGGTGACAGTGGCCACCAAGGTGTTCACCATCCGCTTCAGATCTGATGTGAAAACCACACACCGCATCAGCTATGGATCAGACACCTATGAGGTGACAGCCATTGCTGAGATTGGAAGGCAAGAAGGTCTGAGAATCACAGCGGTGGCAAGAGACAATGACTGATGGCAGGATTCAAGAGCACAGCAACATTTGACATCAAGCCTGCAGAGTTTGAGAAGCACATCCAGGCACTTGCTGCCCTGGATCCAGACAAGCTGAAGAAGGTATTCACCAGCGCCATGAGAGCAGCTGGCACACCCATTGCCACAGAGATGAGAAAGCTGGCACCAGTGGGCAAGACTGGAGAGCTGAAGAAAAGCATCACTGTCAGGGTGTACCGGGTGGCCAATACAGCCAGCGGGACAGGCAAAGTGCATGCCAGGGTACGGATCGGACCATCAGCCAGGCAGGGCCGGGTGGGTGGCAGATATGCTCACCTGGTGGAGCTGGGAACAGCTGCAGGCAAAAGAACCAGCACAAAGAAACCCTTCCGGATTTTCGGTGAAGCTGATGAGGTGATCACCAGGGAGATTGAACACCCAGGATCAAGAGCACAGCCATTCATTCGGACTGCTTTTGATAACAAGTACAAGAAGGCAAATGAGAAGATCAGGAAGAAGCTGATGGATGCATTTGATGACATCCTGCAATCCCATTTGAAATGATCGGGGACATCATCAACCACCTCCTGGCTGATTCACGCATCACAGAGTATGTGGGCACCAGGATCTTCCCTGTTCAGTTGAACCAGGAAGAAGCGCTGCCAGCAATCATGATCACCATCAATGATGTGGAAGCCAATCCAACGAAGACAGCAGCCAGCACAGATGACTTTGTGGAGCTTGATCTGACCACCTATGCCAAGAGTGCCCTGGATGCATTCACCATTGCAGAGCTGATCAGGACCAGCCTGGACAATTACTCTGGAACGATGGGCAGCACCAACTTCCAGGGCATCCGATTTGAGCGGCTCAACATGAATCACTTTGCTGGTGATTCCAAATGAAACCGCAGTTTGTATTGGATAATCCACTCACGCGAATGCCCCCATTTGATGTTTTTTCCCATTTCCCCTCAGCATAGCAACTTTTTGAAGATCCGCTTTTGGGCTTATTGCCTCCTTTCACACCGTCGGACTTTGCCTGATAAAACAGGGCTTTTCCGCCTGATTTGATTTCAATGAAATCACCTTGATTGAAGCCATAGCCAACCATGTGTATACCATGTGCATTCGATCCACTGAATTGAAAGATGCTAAATGCGGCAACTGCTGCTAGGATAATTGCCGCAAGAATTGTCATGTTGCGCTTTTTTTCGCCTTGCTGCTGTTCTTGAATTTCTCGCATCGCAGCCTCTTTCTTATTTTCAGTATTTACTTGATTTTGCTGCGCTTCTTGAGCTGGTTTTGGCTCCTCGGTATTTACGATTGCTTTTGGCTCCTCAGTATTTACGATTGCTTTTGGCTCATTAGCAGCTCCACTTACTACGCTATCATCCGCATCTCCGATTTCTGCATCCATTAAAGTGAACAATTGCTGCATTTGCTTTTCTCCGATACGGTTACTGGGTCTAGCTGTGATTGGTCCCACTTTTATACCTTCAATCGAATAGCTCAGGCTGCATGGTGAATCGCTTAGAATTGTGATTATGTATCGTTGGCCATTAGCCATGAAGGTTGTAGGAGATTGCAAAGTCACTTTTTTAGGCTCATCGAGGTCGGAAATCAACCATTTTAAGTGTTCGGCAGCTTTAAGGATTGACTTAAAAGCAATCTCTTTTGAACAATGTAATTCTTTCATTTCGTGACTTTTTTTTTGCTAACATAAATGTTTTTTTTTTTATTGACATAGTTTACCTGTCCAGGCCTCACATCGGGTGATGTTCGCAGAATGAAGCTGGAGATCCTGAAAGACAACAAAAACACCCAGGCCAGGGTGGGCACAATCATGACTGTGCAACAAAAAGCAGGCAAGGATTGGGTTAAAAAAGGCTGGGCAATTGATCTCAGCAATCCCCTTCCAGATCCTGAACCTGAAGCCGATGAAGTGGAAGAGTTTGAGATCATGATCAGCGATGACAGCACAGATGAATTTGAACCCTCCCAATCTTAAAACATGGCAACAACTGGAAATGTAAAGGCCAACCTTCTGGGGCTGTACATCAGCACCGATGGTGGCACTACTTACACC